GTTTGTCTAATGGGGACCACTTTCTCAGGACATTCCACTAGGACAACGTTAGGCAACACTTTTAGATCGATATGCTACGCCCATTATTACATTGCTGAAGCTGGTTATCCATAGTCATGGAACCGTGATGACGTCTATGTTGCTGCATCAGGAGATGACGTTGTAATTTGGTGCGAAGAATCGATGGTGGCTTCAATCTATCAAACGGTGACAGACCTGACCTTGAGGAAGAAGAACGAAACCACTCCGACTGGACTTGGTTAGTGTGTGACGGACTTGTCGATTGGTGAGTTCTATGAAATTGATTTTTGTTCAAAGATCTCACACTCGGTCGATGGCACAATAGCAAATTGGCATTTCACCAGGGATCCACTGAAAGTTTTGCAGACAAAACAGTACGTCACTTCAAGCAACTTGCAATTGCTCAAGAACCCCTTCCTGCATAGGAAGGCGATTTACGAAGGTTTTAGAAGTGAGAAAGTTTCTAAGTTGGTTGAAGACATGCTTCTCGTGCAAATGTCGAAACTTCCGGTGTAGCTGATAGAGGAGGAGAAATGGTAAATGTTGTACAGTTGATACATGCTTGGCAAAAACACATTCTCCGGACATGGCGGCTATGAGATCGAGTCACACTTGAATCATAGATTGCGTCTGTCAAACTATGAGTTGTTATCTCTAATAGATGACGATCGCATAGTCCTCCATGGCCGAGACTTTTCACCATAATAATTTTTTTATTTTAATGAAAAGTGGACAGAAGTACTCTCCGGAGGAGAAAGCAGCATACAAGATGCTCAAAGCAGAGGAAAAGAGGAAAAGGAAGCAAGGGAAGCAAGAACTCTGGGGCCAAACACAGAAACCCCCGAGAATTCAGGAGGAAAACAAGAAGTACAGAAAGAGGGAACAAAAGATGGCAGAGAAACAGAAGTTCAACTCCATGGCGAATGCGAGGACGACAAGGTACATCAATCCATACGCACAACAAGCAGAAATAAGCACAGTAGAGACATTAGGTGTATGGGACAAGGTGTTTCTGGCAAAATACTACCCAGGGCAGATAGACACATCACTCATAAATGGAATGTAAATTATGCCATAACCATGTTTGTCATTTTCTGGTATATCTGGTTCAATCAATCAGGTCTACTCGCAAAAATCGCAGACACTCAAAACCCTTGGGACAGACGATTACCTGCTAATAGGATTCTGCCCGTCAATGACGGCATTATATGGACCAGGTGGTACGGGTAGCATTCCCACCACACAGAAGCTAGGAGGAATATTCTTTCAACAAGGAATGAACGACCCCCAACCTTGGGATACGCATCTATTCACAAGGGTGGCAGAAGCAAAATCTATGCAAGCTTTCTACAAGGACGACATGTCGAGCTTCGCATAAAAAGGCTTTCTCTGGGCAGTGGAGGCAGATTTCAAGATATCACTACCTAGTGCTAACTGGAGCGGAACATTGTTTCAAGGATGTATTCCGCTGTCAGAACTAACATCGAAGGACGACGTAGCACTGGAGGTGTTGATATCCATATCAACAGTCAGATTGGAACTTTAGAACGAAGTCAACCACTCGTTCTCGATGAAGAATGCGTTAGTGAATCACAACATAGCGATGACTGACAAGCCTTCGTCTTCGGGGTTAGCAACTGGAATAATACCCGAGGACTTTAAACAAGAGCTCTTCTGTTGGACCATAATCAAGAAAGCTGGTCAAGGAGTTTTAAACGGAAACAATGTAGAATACAGTCTAGACTACACAGTCCGTGGAAATGGCATATTCACCCCTAAATTGGAATCTGCCTTAGCCAATAGACTATTCGAAAGGAAAACCGAAACCAACAGAAGGATGCCAGTGGAGGTAGCACCAGAATACAATCCACTCCTCCCAGTAACAGACTGGAAGGTGATCTCTAATAACATAAAGAGACATCTACCAGCACTCAAGCAGGCATCTGGACTAATACATCCAGCACTGCCCGCAATTTTTAGTATGTTTGAAGCAGCACCTTAAGAACAGGTCCACTTCAGATCAAACCTGGAGACCACGGAAAACCTCTCTGTAATATTGAGAGCGCTCCACCCGTACAAGGAGACATACAAAGAAGTGGATGAATGCTATGACCACCTTTTAGCATTATTCCGCGACATGCGAATTCGACCCGCTATTGAATAGGTAGAAGCTGAAGGAACCCGATCCAAGAGCCGATCTAAGTGATCGGGGACCCTCTTACCACTGGACCCCACCAAAT